GGGGCCCGTAGGCCCCTCCGGATGAGCAATAAAACCCTCATCTTGGTTTTGACCACCCTTTGATGGTTCGTCTAACAAAGGACTGAACGAAATGGCTAATGCGCGGCATCGAGTGGATGACCAACGGGGAACGATATCCGGTACGTACAAAACGTATGGGAGTTTCCCGTCAGAAACACTTGTGAGCCAAACATTGGTCGGTCGCAACGACGTTTGTGATGACGTGGTTGGGAATTTTCGCTCTGCGAATGATTTCCTCTCCGTTAAGCAGACAACGTTTCTGCCTAAGTTCAACGGTAGGTTTCCGCTAACTGGTACCAAGCTTAAGGAACACATAGGTGTTCCAGCGGGGTACAAACCAGCGCCGCCTACGCCCACATCGAGTTACCCACCCTTCACACCTGTGGAGTTAAGTAACTTGGCGTGGAGTGCCCTTGCAGCTACAAACATAAATGTACCGGACATTCCAGTCCAGACGTTTATCGCGGAGCTCAAGGACGTGCCTTCTCTGATTAGGGGTTGGGGGAAAGGTCTCCTAAAAGACGTAGCGCGAGGTCATCTGACCTGGCGCTGGGCGTTAAAACCCATGATTAGAGACCTTACCAGTATGTACAACTTTGCCGAGGGCGTTAATGAACGCTTTCGGTTGTTGGACAGATTAACAACTGGTAAGGGGAAGACGATCAAGCGAAAGAAATCACTACGTAGCTCCTCGAGTAACAGCACGTCGACAGTACAACTACTGTCGGTGGGTGCTAATATTCAAGGGCGGCGCACTCTGACTGTATCCGAAAGGGTATGGTGCAGTGTCAGCTGGAAGCTGGCATCTGGGGTGATCCCTCGCGTCTGGTCCAATGGCGAAATACAACGCATGCGTGGTATTAGCCGAGGTCTGGCAGCAGGTATCAACTCGGAAGGAGCGCTCGCAGCTCTCTGGGAGGTCACTCCTTGGAGTTGGTTCGTGGATTGGTTCGCTGGTATTGGCACAGTCATGGCCGCTACCAACAACGCCATTCCACTTACGTGGGGCACTATATGTATCATGCGAACCACTTCGGCGAAAGCCTTGGTGGAGCCTCTGACATCTAGTGCGGATTTAGCGTGGTGCAAGCCGGATGGCTCACACGTTCAATCTGAGGTAAGAAAGGAACGCCGAACAGCGTCACCGATCTTGCCTTTCGCACCATCTTATTTGCCGCTTCTTAGCGGCAAACATTGGTCGATCCTGGGATCGCTTGCGGTCCTAAAGCGCTAAGTTGCGCTATGGATCGTGTGCTTTTCTAGGAAAGGGTAATTCCCATGCTTGGGTCAACGTTCGTGCTCGGATTGGCTGCGGGGTCGAAGACCCTACCGCTGATCAACCAGAGCAAAGACTATCAGTCGGAGTATTATCTCCGCGAGAGTCTCGTCTCTTACCGCGTATCGGTGCGACATTCCAATGTCACAAAAGGTGGGGTCATTTATGATCGCCACAACATTGAGGTGTTAATCACCGTCTTCGCGGTCGGGGCCGTCCCCGAGTTCACCAGGAAGTCGTACGTGGTTGTCGAGCGTCTGCCCGGCGACACGTATGTGGAGGAGGCAGATGCCCTCTCCGATTGGCTGATTGCA